CTGAGCAATTGCGTCGTCAGTCAATGACTGACAAATTTTCACGCCCTGCTTGTTTTCTGCAATCAAGAACCCTACAGAAACAACAAGCGGAACCTGAAATTCCCTGGCTTTCTCTGGGCTATCACCCCATCCCAGAGTGTCGTGGCAGGCATCTTCCCAAACTACTTTAACTATCGGAAGATTGTGCTTCATTTTTCTTATCTTTTATGGCATGGAACCATTTCCAGACAAGCCAGCCGGACTGTAACACAATGTAGAGCAAGGTAGCAACTGCCACCCATTCATTCAAAGTCAAACCACCTACAGTTACCGCTGTTGTTATCGCTACCGGTGGCGCAGCTTTTGCAACTTCTGTAAGTACATCTGACTTTTGTTCCGGAGACATGACAGCACCTATAAATTATCCTGAGATTTCTGTTGCTCAATGATAGCCGTGGCTTGCTTCTTAATGTTGTCAATCAACGTAGCAACTTGCCTATATGGCATTTGATCCAACGTGCTTAAGATCTGGTTAATTTCTTCAATCGTAAGTTCAAGGTTGATTTTCATTGGCTACCCAAGAAGTTGTATCTTCATCCCACGCGCACATCTGCCCATCAGTCGGCATTGCTACCGGAGCCTCCCACTGCGCGTCTGCGTTAAGCAACCATGAAGGGAAAGGCTTAGGCGGTACAAACGCGTCTATATCTGCTCGGTAGGTGTAGCCAATCCCTGCGTAGTTCTTACGCATGTTGCCGTTGTAAGAAGTCTGCTTCCAAGTACCGCCAAGGATTTTCTCAAGATGCGCTGCACCAATATGCTCTTTCTCCACGCCGGAAGCATCAGAGGTGTCCTTGTTATCCACCACCACTACTTGAGTAACAATGTTGTTCTCATCAATCTTTGCGAAGTGAGCCATTACGCCTCCAGCTTTAATCCAGTTAAGTCCATCTCTTCCCCGACAACACCGACTGGGAAAGTGTTAAACGATAGTGAGATTCTTGTGTCATCGCCTTTGACTTCAGGAACCATGTGCGTCAGGCTTGACGGAAACAGAATCAATCTTCCTGCATAAGCCTCAAACCACCAAGACTCTGAGTTGTATGCGTTCCACTCTGACGGTGGAAACTTAATTTGTTGCCACCCATCTTTGTAAAAGAAAATCTTGTCATCAGCGTTAGTCTGCACATAAAACACGCCACTGATGTAGCTGTTTGGATGTGCGTGTTTGTGATGGTATTGCCCAGGCTCCGAGTAATTACACCAACTTTGCGTGACTCGTAGGCTTACGTTGTGCTTGGGGTTGACTGTGCTTTTGAAGTAATCCGATACCGCATCTTCTATGAACGAACGAAGGGACGTTAGCGCAGGATCGCGCAGCACAAAGTTGTTGGTAGACGTGGTGTTACCCATGTTGGGTCTTGTTGGTAGTTCACGGATGAAGAACAACTCTTCATCGCTTAGAGGTCTACCAAGCTCTGCAAAACCTACAGGAATAGGGAATAGATTATGCAACTGCACGTTCAAATTCCTCACGGGCTATGCCCATCTCTTTCAGTTGTTCATCGGTGTAGATCGTTGGGATGCTGTCCTCAAACTCTCTGATCTTGTCAATGACCCAATACACTTCTTCTATAGAAGGGCATGGCCGTGGATCATCCCACCGAGTAAAGACGTTGTTACTGATTTCCCACTTCGCGCCTGGACGTAGTAAGTGCATAGCTGTATCAATGCCTAGAAATTTGTAAACTTTTGTAGTCATGTTATTGATTGATTTTGATAATTACGATACCGGAGCCGCCTGCGCCTCCCGCTCCTGATGTGCTTGGGTTGCCAAATCCACCTCCACCTCCCCCGGTATTTGCCGTCCCAGCTCCGGCCGTAGTGCTAGACCCGTTTCCTCCGCCGCCAGCTCCGCCCGTTCCGGCTGGGCCCGTGTAACTACCCCCACCCCCGCCGCCGGCGTAAGTAACAGACGACCCAGTTATAGACGAAGCCGTTCCAGCGCCTCCGCCGCCACCACCAGAACCAGAACCATTTGATCCAACAGCGCCGGCTCCGCCGCCACCACCAGAACCAAAACTTGGGCCAGTAAGCCCCCCATTTCCTCCTGTATTTCCCTGAGAAGGAGAAACAGAAGGTGTATTGCCAGCACCACCAGGACTTGAAGCCCCAGGAGAGCCATTCCCAGCGCCACCTCCGCCAGACCCTCCACTATTACCTGTTCTTGGGTTGGCTGTGTTACCACCAGCCCCACCTCCACCGCCAGCGGAAGAAATAGAATAAGACGGCGCAGGGCTTGACGAAGGAGCGCTTAGTACAGACGCATCTCCATTTGTCGCATTTGTTGTTCCTGCGGATGCTCCGCCTGCCCCACCAGATCCTACGGTAATTGTAAACACTTGACCGGCGTTAACTGTTTGGCTTGAAGCTATTCTATAGCCACCAGCACCGCCACCACCAGCAGAAGATGAAGAAGCGCCTCCACCCCCACCTCCACCAGCAACTACTAAGTAATCAATACTCGTCACACCCGTTGGCACTGTCCATTGTGTAGTGCCTTTGAACGTAAATACCGTTTGTGATGGTACGGCATACTTGAGGATAACAATTCCGGAGCCGCCTGAACCTCCTGTTCCAGTACCACCGGAGCCACCACCACCGCCGCCTCCTGTATTAGCCGTAGCGTTTGCACCAGCGCCACTCGCATTATTCCCATAACCTCCAGCGCCACCGCCACCTGCGCCGCCTGATCCCGCTAAAACAGTATCAGAGGAATAACCTCCGCCGCCACCTCCACCAGCATAAGTTACGCTGCTACCACTTATTGTTGAAGCTGAACCAGCGCCACCATTTCCAGATTGCCCAGAAGCTCCATTGTTACCAGCAGCGCCTGCGCCACCACCGCCCCCAGAGAAAAAACTTGTACCACCTACATACCCACCATTACCTCCTGCGTTTCCTTGCCCAGAAGGAGAAGTGGATGCTGGCCCGCCAGTAGTTGTACCGCTTGAGTTTTTACCCCCTGCGCCACCTCCAGAGCCGCCGCTTCTACCGTTCCCGTTAATAGCCGCTCCACCACCGCCAGCAACAGATGTAATCGTAGAAAAAATAGAATTGTTACCGTCGCTTCCTGCTGCGCTTGGCGATGCAGTATTAGCAGGGCCGCCAGCCCCAACCGTAACGGTGTAATTACCACTTCCATCACCACCCGTAGTAGAAACAGCTAGCCCAGTACCAGCTCTAAACCCTCCTGCGCCACCCCCACCCGCGTAATCCCTTCCTCCAGCCCCACCACCAGCCACAACCAAATACTCAACCTCTGTAACACCAGTAGGGCAAGTCCAAGTGGACGTAGCGGTGAAGATTTGGACGACGGTGTAATTAACTATAGGCCAGATGCCCTGGCGCTGAGCAATCATCTGCTCCATAAGCGACCAAACACCTTTGGCTGATGTAGTTGTTGGAATATTCGCTGGGCCTATAACCCCGCCGTTACCTCTAGGCATAATGACCCCTTAACTAATATCTTCGTAAGAGCAAACTATTTTTAGATCGCTTGATGTTCCAGCAGTAGCGCCTAAAGAAGTATTTTCTTCCAAATAGATATAAGCGTCTTTATCAATCACTACTAAAGTAGCATCAGCAGGAACAACTACCGTAGACGCTATCTGTGTAGCTGTGCCACCTAAAGCAGCCGCAGAGTAATAATTTATTGTAATTTCAGCACTAGACGATCCGTCTACGTTGGAAACGTAAAGAGCGTTTACCTTCAACACCTTTCCAGAACTTGCGGCATTACTTAGAATAGATGTTGCAGACGTTGTAGAGAGGTCAACCGTAACAGTTTTACCGTTTATGGTTGTAGGCGAAAGTAAATTTGGGGCTGCCATGTTTATTCCTATCCAAAAATCATTGCAGAAGTTACGGGGCTAAACCCGCCACCACCAGTTGCCGCAATTGTGATTGATCCAGAACCGTTTGTAATCGAAATACCAGTCCCTGCCGTAAGCGTAGCTTTTGTCAATGTGTTTCCAGTGGTATTACCAATCAACAACTGACCGTTTGTAAAGCTAGTCTGTCCTGTACCACCATTAGCTACCGCTAAATTTGCCCACGATAAATTGCCTGAACCGTCTGTACTTAAAACCTGCCCACTTGACCCCGCTCCAGCAGGTAAAACAAAGGTTGTATTGCCGCCAGAAGCAGGTGCTTGAAGCCTCACGGAATTGCTAGCGTCACGTTTAAGATGCAACCCTCTAGCAGACGATCCACCAGCTAAATTGATTCGTATTTCATAAGAGGCATAAATCTGCCCAACCTGTGTAAGCGAACCTTCTGCAATAGCAGGGTCGGCAAAGTAAAGGTATCCGACTTGAGTTCCGTCCTGGATAGCTTTGCCACTTGTGCCGTTGTATACAGCAATAGAATTTGCGATTGATGAACTAGGGCCGGTAACATCGCCACCACCGGTTGGCGTAGACCAAGATAAAGCACCGGAACCGTCCGTTTTCAAGAACTGACCGTTAAGGCCATCAGCGTTAGGAAGCGTAAAGGTTACGTTAGCAGCAACCGTCCCTGGAGCCTTTAGGCCAATGTAGTTGCTTGAATCCGTGTCAGCAAACCGCATGGCTCCGGTTGCGCCTAGCTGGACGTTGACACCGTCCCAAGTAAGGTTGGACGATCCAGCAAAAGACCCAGAACTATTAAACTGAATCTGTGTGCTAGACCCGCCAGGGCTTGCAGATATTGCGGCCCAAGACAGTGTCCCAGATCCGTTTGTTGTAAGCGCATAACCGTTAGAACCATCTGTGCTTGGTAAGGTGTAAGTGACATTGGACGCTAGAGTGTTAGGGGCCTTAATGCCAATGTAATTACTAGAATCAAGGTCTGCTAAACGAAGTGCGCCTGTTGCCCCTAACTGGACGTTAGAACCGTCCCAAGTAAGATTTGCAGATGCTCCAAAAGCACCGGAGGAGTTGAACTGGATCTGAGTGTCAGACCCAGCAGGATTGCCGCCAGCAGCACCCCAAGATAACCCGCCGGAACCGTCAGACGTTAGGACATTCCCATTAGTTCCATAAGACGTTGGGAACGTGTAGGTCTGTGTGGAAGTAGATGCAGAACTCGATGGTTGTAGACGAAGAGTCTTTGTGCCTGATCCTGCGTCTGCTGATTGAAGTTCAAGATAGCCAGAGGTTCCTGCGCCTGTGTTAGCTGTTACTTGCATGTAGCCAACAAAAGAACCTTGTCCGGTATCTGTAATGCTTGCAGACGAAGTCTGAATCAGCTTTCCAGTGGTTCCGTCAAACCTTGCAATGCGGTTGTCTGTCGCGCCACTCGGCCCAGAAACATCACCAGCCGTTAAGGTTGCAAATTCAAGCGCGGAACCACCAGAGTTAACCTTTAAGTATTGGTTAGCAGAACCTAAAGAGGAAAGCCCTGTGCCGCCGTTAGCTACAGAAAGCGTCCCTGTAACACCTGTTGAAAGAGGTAGTCCTGTCGCGTTGGTTAAGGTTCCAGAAGAAGGTGTGCCTAACGCCCCTCCATTGGTAACTACAGCGCCGGAAGAGCCTACACTGACCGCTAAAGCAGTTGCTACGTTAGTACCGAGTCCAGATATACCCGTGGAAACAGGCAGGCCTGTAGCGTTTGTTAGTGTTCCAGATGTTGGTGTCCCTAGTGCGCCGCCGTTAAGCACAAACGCTCCAGCAGACCCTACGCTTACACCCAACGCGGTTGCTACATTACTACCAAGTCCAGATACGCCCGTTGAGATAGGAAGGCCTGTGGCGTTGGTAAGCGTACCTGATGAAGGTGTTCCTAAAGCACCGCCTGGAACTATATAATCCGTTCCGGCAGAAGCCGCAGTCACAACACCAGAGGTTGCTTTTAAGACCCCCGTAGTTGTAGCTGCGCGAATGATCTTTCCTGTGCTTCCGTTAAAGATCGCCAACTGTGCGTCTGTCGAAGAAGCAGGCCCAGAAACATCACCGCCAGTAGAAAGCGTTGCAAACTCAAGGGCTGTTCCACCTGAGTTAACGCGCAAAACCTGAAGGGCAGCACCTAACGAGTTGAGACCCGTTCCGCCAGACGTAACGGGAATTGCTGTTCCGTTGTAGGTAAGCGAAATATTTCCAGAGGACGTGATCGCAGAACTTGCAGTCAAGAACGCAGGTGGCGTAATACCTACCGATGTAACCGTTCCTGCGCCCGTTACAGACCCCCACTTAACACCGCTTGTCTGTGTTGAGTCAGCAATAAGGATCTGTCCATCAGTGCCTACAGGAACGCGAACATTATCCGATCCCGTGTGAGAGATGATGTCACCCTTGCTTGTAGAAGGAGACAGCGCGTTAAAAGCGGCAGTCTTGCTCCCTTGGCCTGTACCGCCAGCAGAGATCGAGATTGATCCGGTTAGTTTTGACGCAGCTAGAGAAGTTATCCAGGACGGGTTTGCATAGGAACCTGTTGTAACGACACCGTTGGTAGCCGTGTTTGCATTACCAAGGATGTCGATATTCCAAGTCCCTGTCGCACCAGACCCCGATGTTGTGACAAATGCGCCAGCAGAACCTACTGATATGCCCAGAGCGGTTGCTACGTTCGTGCCTAGCCCCGTAACGCCTGATAGAGGCATTCCTGTGGCATTGGTGAGGGTAATCTGCGACGGTGTCCCCATCGCGCCGTTAAACGTCGTAAAGGCTCCAG